TGAGATATTACTACGTCATCAATTTTTTCACCGTTGTCAATTGCTTGACGAAGCACACAAAAAATAGTTCTATTTATCTTAGAGCTTTCACTCCAGAAGTCTTTCTCTGTCACGAAAGATGCAACATCTGCGTATCTTTCTGGATATTTAATCAGTCCAGCGAGCAACTGAGTCTCTAAATCATACGAATAAATCATTCCGAACGGACGTTATCACGGCTCGTCAGTCATGTCAATGGAATTCTGTTCGTTGTCTACCTCATCTAAATACTTTTCCAAAGCCTTAACTAAACCCATTTCTACGATTGGATTGGCTACTTTAGTATAAATCATGGGGCATCCATCTTGAGAGACATAAGCCACTATAAATCCTTTGGAGGATTCATCGGACCCACTGAACTCATAGAGTTTGTTAAAATAGTTTTCAGGAATTTTGAACTGTTTAAAATTCTCTGATTGAGAGTCCTTCTTCATGTTATAATATTACACCTTGACTTTCGAAAAGGTCTTTATTTATTGTATCGTTTTCGAAAATAGTTACAAGTGTAATTTCGTTAAGTTCACAAAAACGTTCTTTTTTCTTATCTCTATTAAGCTGATGAAGAAAGTTCATTCTGTTTTCATGGAAGAATTTAACGAAACCAGTGTGTTGCCTACCTTGGACTTCTATAGCTATTTTTTTATTAGCATTATAAAAGTCCAAGGTAAGACGAGTCCCAACAATAGGAAACTCTTCAAACACAATATTATGCTGCCAATAATTTCGTAGAAATTTCTTAACTTCAGCTTGAAATTTACTGCGACTATGCGCTCCCCAATCAATTAAATAATTGCGAGCATTCTTGCAGCGTCTTTTTTTATTACTCAGAGATAGAAATTCCATCGCCAAAATTTAATAGATTTTCACTGATGTACTTGAAAAAGAAATTCTTGAGCTTTTCATTATCGTTTACAATTTGTTCGAACTTAGCGGCTCCTTGAATCTGAGAAGGAAAGTCTGTGAAACCAGCTTCTTTCAAAGTATTCAGAAACTCTTCATCAAAGCTGATCCAAGCTCCTTTCTTAATTGCAATTTCCCACATTGTTAGAAAATCAAAGATCTCTTTCTCTACCCAATTGGAAGTACCGTTCTTTCTTCCATATTTAATAGGATATCGAATCGTGCAATTAGTTCTCTCGTTGGGTGACTTCTTGACCACAATCTTAACAAAATGTCCAAGATAAGGATTCTTTTGTTCATCGTAAGAAGCGTTGGGGTCTTCAAGAATCAGATCGCCCTTGAAACGAGCGTCGAATTCAAAAATCCAGTTTGCAAAATGCAACAAAGCGTTGCCGCCTGTAGCAGTGGTTTGGCGAATCGGAGCTTTACTGTATGGATCAAGCTTGATATCAGCGCGAACTTGAGAAATAAATACTGCGATATGACCACGCTTTTGTAGTGCGATAGAAATACGCTTCATTAGATCGGCGGCAATAACTGCTCCACCAGCCACCTTTTGAGATTCTTCAAAAGTTTTATCAAGATCGCCCTTGCGAATCAATCCATCAACAGAGTCGAGAAGGAAGAAGTATTGAATCTTTTCATCGTTCTTACCTACTAGTTCGCGCATTGCATCAAATACTGTTTCATGAATGTTAGATTCAAATACGAAACAAGTTCCATCAACCCATTCATCTTCATTAAATACGAACTTAACTCCAGATCGTTCAATCATCTCTTTACTCAATCGACCTTCAGCTTTGATATAAAAGCCTTTACGTTTCTTAGGTTGATCCAAGAAATTCTTCATAAACTGAAGAGCGCAGCTTGTCTTGCCGCCTTCATTGATTCCGCAGAATCGATGAAGACCAGTTCCTAAACCGCCAGATAAAAAGTAATCAAGCAACAGACTGCCACTTGATACCTTATAATCTATACTTGGTTCGAAATTATAATGAGACTCTTTGTTGTTCTTCAAGAAACTCTTTAGTTGGTCTTGAGACGTAGTGATTTTGCCGCTATCTACTTCTTCTTTATTCTTTTTACTCATTTTAGAAAGTCTTTAATTGTTTTTGGTTTTACTGCTATATTATAGTCTTGTCCAGCCTTTTCGCCAATGTTTATTTCAACATTTTTGTATTGAGGTTCGTAGTGAAAATCGCGATATTTTTTTTCAATATCTTTCATATCCATAGCGATATGAATAGCTAAAGAGTTGACTTGTTGAAAAGAACTTTTAAGCCAAAAATCTTCACTTGGAAATTTCTGAAGAATTCTTTTTAGTAAAGTATATTCTTTAGTCATGAATTCTTTACTTGGTTTAACAGGTCTAAAAACCAACTTAAAAAGAATTTCTTTTTTATTCAATTTTTTAGTTGTTTTACTCTTTGCCACGCGGTGATAGTGGCATGAAAAACTTCGTAAGTCAACAGCAAAAAACCGTCAGTTTCCTGACGGTTTCTTTTAATTTATTATTTATTAAGCTTTTGGATCGAAGCCAGCACTCTGAAGATCAGGATTTTTAAGAGCAGATTTTTTTTGCTCTGCTTTTAGCTTTTCATCTATCTTCAAACCTTCGATGGCTGCATCTGGGGTAATGTTTCCTGATGGAGCGGCGGGAGTTTCTGGAAAAACGGCTAACTGAGCGGCTTCAGACTTTTCAGATTCTGGAGATTCACCAGCTTCTTTCTTACCTTCGTCATTCAAATTACCCTTCTTTTGCATTCTCTTTAGAATAGCTTTTTGAATAGCTGGAGGGAGAGTCTTTTGTTTCTCTGTGAGTTGTCCAGCCATTTCATTGAGCATTGGGCGATTCTTCATGTACGACATACCGCACATATACTTAGCATCGCTTGTACTCATGCCAGCGGTGTTAGTCAAAGATTCATCTTTGAGCATACATTCGCTCATATATTCGCTGTGCATTTCCATTTCATCTTCTTCTATCATGCTTGAAAGTGAAACTTCAGCGACGAAATTTTTATTATCGAATTTTAGATTAGATTTCATATTATTTGTTACCTTCTAGGATTTTAATTTGGTTTATTGTTTTTGTTAAAATATCGCCCTTTTTGAAATTAGCTCCTTCATTGATGACTTCATAAGCAACTACTTTGCCCATATCATTTGGGAGATCTTTAATTTCTTTAATGAAGCCTTCGCTATTGTAGTGTTTACAAGAAGCGTTAATATTTAGTACGCGCATACCAGCTTCCATTTCATTCTCAACTTCCATTTCTTTTTCATCTTCTTTTTGAGAATAAACAAGGTAGTTGTATACGGCGAAAAGATAATCCTCCATCAATGTGATTTTACTTTGAACCCAAGGTTCAATTTCTTCAGCCATAGATGGATTTGCACGAAGTTTTTCAAGAAGATCTTTAGAATTATCTGCTATATAAGCTAATTGGGCCATAGCCATTTCAGCAGCTTCTTCATTTCCTTCTTCAGACTCGTTCTCAATTTCTTCAGTAATTTCTTGAGCTTGAGATAAATGTGGGGCTATTTTAAGAAGATCAGCTTCTTCCCAAAGAGTAATACCATCCCATTGATGAACAACGTCGTCTATAGATCCTTTTGTAGTATAATCGGTAACTGATTTTTTAGATTCCCACATTTTGCAGGACCAATATTTAGCTTTCCAACGAGGGCCGGGATTAGTGTCGCATTGATGGCGAGCGCGAAAACTCTTTCTACGGGCTGGATCGTCGCGCTTAATCTCCATATTTGGATCACCGAAGTTCACCTTTACGACATTGCCTTTTTCATTTTTAACGTAAACAGAAAACTTCTTAGGCCCTTTTGAGGTTCTGAAAGGCTTGTTTAAAGCTTTCTTGTCTTTTGCGGCGCGAATCTCGTTGCTAAAATTTACCGATATGTTCATTTTTTAATCTTCTATATTAACGAAATTAAGATTTAGTTCATCTTCATTTACACCAAATTCTTTTAAATCAGAAAAAGCTTGAACAAATTCTTCTTCGTCAAAATCATCATAATGATATATATCTACTATTCTATCATTCATATTATTAATTAGCTATATCTTGATCTGCGCGACGATAAGCATCTTTGACTTTACCTCCGCTTTGCATTCTTAAAAATGTATTCACTCTCGCTAAAGCCCAAGCCGCTCTTGATTTACCGGGACGATGACTTGAACTAAAAGCTCCTAAACCTCTTCTATAAACTTTTTTTAATTGGCTGAGTGTAACTTTTTTAGAATATTTTGCATTATGATTTTTAACTTTTTCTTTTAAAGTGTTTGTTACTTTTTCACTGAAAGTGATCTCAGCTTGACTAATTAATTGTTTATCATCTTTTCTTTTTAGAACTTCTTTAGCTCTTTCTTTAGCTTCTGGAGTTGTTCCAGCAGATCCAGGTTCGTTTATATTTGAACCTTTCTTTTTCTCTTCTGGTTTAGCTGGGGTTTGAGCAGAGCTTTTAGGCCCTTGTCTTTTCTTCGCAGCTATTTCTTGGCTAAAATCTAATACTAAATTCATATCATTTATTACACAAGATAATTAAGTGTTAGAAAAAAGAAAGCCGCTTTTTAGGGCGGCTTTCTCGTTGTTGTGTTTTATATTACTTCTTCTTACCGCCGCTTGGCTTTGCTGGCACGGTTGGCTTGCTTGCTGGCTTTGCGGCCTTGGCTGAAGCGGTAACTACCTTAGCGGCAGTCTTTGAAGTGTTCTTTACTGTAGTCTTAGCTGTAGTCTTGCTCATATTTGTATATGTGATTTATGTTATATTTGAGAAAATGTTTTTCAACTTTTATCGAATTGGACATGCACCGCCAGCGCATTCAGCCATTTCTAGCATTTCTGTACTACCAGTAGAGATGTTTGTGAGAGGTTTAACTTTAGCACTTGCAGTGAGATATGCGGTTTCATCAATTTCTTGATATGGAGCTTGCTTGAAACCGTGATCCTTAAAAAGAAGGAAGCTTACGCTCTTAACGTTGTGTTCATAATTATCTTTCAACCAAGTTTTTAGAGTATCAAGTTCTTCTGGCTTATAATAAGCAGTAACAGAAACGGCGTTGTCAGACCAAACTGTTTGAAGCTTCTTAACCATATCAAGCTGCTTAATAACATCCATGTCCTTGGTGAGGATGGAGCCTTCTGGAGTTTTGCATGGGAAATAAACTACAACAGTATCGCGATTCTCAGTTCCATCAAAATTAATAAGGAACTCAACATGATATCCCATATCCTTACAGATTTGAACTAGAGCATCAGAGCTAGACATGCGAACTGTACGCATATAATACTCACTGAAAGCTGGATGAACACCGGGGGTAGCTCCACCAAGCAAGCTTAGTGTTCCGCTTGGTTTGATTGTGGTCAGCTTAATGCTTTCTGACCATCCACGCTTCGCACTCCATTCTTTGTCGAACTTACGCAAAGCGATATAACAATCATCAAGCCAATCAAGCTTATCAAGAGACTGACAAACACCAGTAACACCAAGACCAAGACGCATGTTCTTATGAACGATTCGATTAGTTTCTTCATGAATGAAGGGTAGGGAGGCAATAGCTTTTTGAGTCTTATAAAGAAGTTGAGCGCAGTCAATCAGTTCTTCTTTAGAAGTAATGTTGTTTAGGTATAGTTCTGAAAGATTGCAGCACTCATAATTAGAAAGACTAATTTCAGCGCAAGGGTTCGTCATTTCACAATTATCTGTATCTGTGGGATACATGGAATTATCTGAAATTGGACCATCCTTAATACGGCCAAACTTTTGAGAAAGAGGAAGGTTGAAAAATCCATAAGGCTCGCCATTTGCATAGCCAGAATCTTTATTGATCTCATATCCATTCTTCCAAATTTCTTCAAGAACGTGATCATAACTATCGGCATAGATAGTATTGTTGCTCATCGCTCGCCAATTGGGAACATTTCCTGAACCCCAGTTCTTGGCGCGAAGATAAAGAATATCGTCAGGATCACCTAGGGCGATTTCTGCGCTACGACGTACATTACCAGCGACAACAACGCTGCCAATAATATTACAGATATCCAACACATCAATCGAGCGAAGCTTTTTGCCTTCGCGAGCTTGGAAGATTTTTGTGATCTTATCGATTCCGTCAATAAGGATTTGTGGGCCACTAGCCTTGCCGCCAAAACCCTTGATTGGTTCGCCGTAACCTCTGATGAGAATAGTCGAGTACGAAAACGATTTACCTGTAACGTAAAAAGCATCCAGAACTTTAGAAAGTAGATTAACCCAACCTTCGCGTTTATCTGGCACAATATAATCAGCGTCTTTAGTTGCTTCATGAATAACTGTTACACTTTTCTTAATCTTTGGAAGCTCATGAACATCTTCGCGACGAATGCTATAACCAACGCCGCCGCCAAGCATTAGATTCTCAAAAAGGAAAAGGAAAGCCCTTGGTTCACGCATTGCTGTAGCCCAGCAATTGAGAAGAGAATTTGCGCCGAAACGATCTACGGTAGAAGTACCAAGCTGCCAAAGCATTCGGCCAGCAAAATTGCACTTCAAATTAAAAACATAATCGTAAATACGTTCAGCTTCTTCTTTTGTATATTGTGCGCCAATCTTTTGTGCGCCATTTATACAGCGTTCTACTGTTTCGTTCCATTCTTCAGTAGTTCCATCTTCCTTGAGACGAGCATACGTTCTTTTGTATACTATATATCCAAGACCGTTGAAACCCCAGTTTGGTTGTTTGTTTTTATATTTGGCGAGAAAAGATGGCGAAAGAATATTTAAATTATCACTCATGGTAAAGAGTATTATACACTAGATTTTAAAATTATCTATGTCATACTTTACCATACGTTCTACGAGGTTGTCAAAGGAAATTTTTGGTTTCCAACCTAATTCTTGTCTGGCTGGAGTTGAGTCTCCTAAAAGAAGCTCGACTTCAGCGGGTCTATAAAATTTAGGATTAATTTTAACTAAAATTGATGATTGAATTTCATTTTTAATTGCATATTCAGTAGATACGCTCATTTGTTCTTCTTGTCCATGCCCGTGCCAAACGCCTTGTATTCCAGCGCAAAGAAAAGATTTATTTATGAATTCTCTGATTGTGTGCGTTTCATTGCTTGAAAGAACATAATCTTTAGGCTTGTCTTGGTTCATAATTCTCCACACGCCTTCAACAAAATCTTCAGAGTCAGACCAATCTCTTTTTGCATCTAAATTTCCAAGTTCAATTGGAGCGAATGATTGGTTATTTTTAATTGCATGATAAATACGAGCAACATTTTTACTAATTTTTCTAGTTACAAATTCTTCTCCACGTTTAGTTCCTTCATGATTAAAAAGAATACTATGAACAGCATATAAATTATAAGACTCGCGATAAACCTTCACTAGATGTCGAGCAGCAGCTTTGCTTGCGCCGTATGGACTTCTTGGCCTTACTGGATGTAGAATGTCTTGTGGGCTATATTGCACATCTCCGAATTCTTCGCTAGATCCAGCAGAATAAAAACGACACTTTGGTTGAAAACGACGAATAGCTTCAAGACATCTAGCTACTCCAGTCGCATTGACATCAAATGTTTGAAGAGGAATTTCCCAACTGCATCCAACAAAGCTTTGTGCTGCAAAATTAATAAAATAATCAGGCTGAATATCTCTTACAAGATTATCTAAACTAACGCTATCAGATAAATCGCCATAAACTAACTGAAATCTTTCATTTTTAATAAAAACTTGACAATTAATAAAATTTGGATTTGATGTCCGCCTAATCATTCCAAAGATTTTTGCATCAGTTTCTTTCAAAAGATATTCAACCATGTTAGATCCGTCTTGCCCTAAAATTCCAGTGATTATAATTTTCATGTATTATGGTATTTTATAGAATTGATATGTATATTCTAAGGTATTTTATTTTTAAATTTATTTAAAGAAAGAATTATTAAATTTGAATTTTAAATTACTGGGTAATTCTTTTTTATATTTCATTTATCTCTCTCGCTTAAAATCGGACTGTTTGAGGGCCAATGAATATTATATTTAGGGTCATTCCATCTAAGCGTGAACTGTTTGTCACAATCAGTATAATCACCAGTATAGGATAACTTATAATTATATACACAAACGTCCGATAAAACATAAAAACTATTGCCTATTCCAGGAGGAAGAAGTATAGCTTTTTTATTTTCATTGCTTAAAATTGTTGTTTTGTGTTTATTATAGTCTTGAGATTCAGGTCTATTGTCTACAAAA